GCGTTCGAGTCGAGAGATATCTCCATCCCCCATGGCCTTGTCGTAATTCTGGTTATAGAACTTCGCTTTCGCGATTATCAAATTATTCATCGACGTTGCCCAGTCGCGAATAAAGGCGTTAGCCTCTGGCGTATTGCCAAGTTGCAAAAAGATTTTCCGGGCGCGCTCGGCATCGCCCTCTGTCTGAATGCCCTTTGCAGCTGCTAGCAAATCATAATTCTGCTGAAACATAATCGAGTAAAACTTTTGAGCATCGCCTGCAAACTTCTCTGCATCCTTGACCCCAGCAGCAGCCAGAACGCTAGCGGCCGAAGCTTTGGCTTCTGTACCCCAACCCGTCTTGTCGGCAATGGCTAGCGTGCTTTGCGCGGCCATCTGCGCGTTATTGCGCCGTGCCACATTGGACTGATCCATTGACGGCCGATATTCCTTTTCGCGAAAATCTTTATTGCTTTCGATCCGCGCGGATTCTTCGACCTTCGGCATGTTGACGTTTACGCGCTGCGCGCCGCGCTCGGCCTTGCTTAGCTGATACCGGCTTACCGGCTCGTTCTCGATTACTTCCCCGTTCACGCCGTATCGAAACGGTTCTGGCGTGCCGAATGCCTCGCGCGCTATGGCGGAAGCAAACTCCGGCCGCGCAACAGCTTCGATCGGATTAGCAATCGCGTCTGGATCTGCGGTAATAACATCGTTCCGAAGCGGGCGCCCCGGGGATACCGCATTAACAGGCGCAGGAGGTCTTGGCCCGAATCGACCGCCGCCCTGCTGAAGCTTTTGCTCGTCGAACATAAGCTTTCCCAGGCTTGTTTGCGGAACGGACTGATCGAAATTCTGCTTGTTGACCGCAAGATCGTTCGCGGCCGCCGACGTTGCTCCTTGCGCTTCGCGCCGAGCCCGCGCGATGAATTCCGGTACCTCTTCTTGCGAAGAAGGTAAGGAAAACTTTTCTTGAGGGATTCCGGTATTTGCAGAAATATCTCGGCTGGCCTGCATTACATCTTCTAGCGTTGAATCCGGCCGCAAGGCAGCAACGCGTTTTGCAATGTACGCGCGCGTTTTCTCTGCCGTGTCCACGCGATCTTTGTTCACGGAAAGCCTATCGATAGTTAGCTGATGCGCAAATTTTGCCGCGTCGGCAGGACCGACAAGTCCTGACAAATTGCGCAGAGTAGCCGGTTCGTCAATCTCGCCGTTCGGGCCGAGAACCGTGGCGCGGCGAAGCTGCTGCCGTACGGCCCTGTCCTCCTGCATGTTTGAGTGTGCTTCCTGCATGTACTGCGATTGCAGCCCAAGATTGCGCAGCGTGTAGGCCTTTTCCAGCGAAGCCCCGGTATCGATCGGGGTCGAACGAAGCCCCATCGCAATAGAAGGGTCTATGGGCATCAGAACAGACCCCCGTTGTAATCCGCTACGTTAAACATCTAAATTCCCCGTCCCGCGCCTTAATCTGCTCAGGTATTGACTCGTCATATACGAATTTACGCCGGAGCCGATCGCATTACCCCAGGCATTCGCCCCGCCGATAATCCCCGCGGCCTTTGCATTGCCTTCGCCTGTCATCAGGTTTCCGATGTTGCCGGCGCTCGCCATTCCGGCCTGCCCGAGATCGGCTGCCGCTGAGCTGCCGCCACCCGATAGACCGGAGAGCATTGAGAATTTTCGATTCTTGTTCGCTGCGTTTCGGTTGAATGCCTCGCCGTATTTCGTTCCGGCGTAATCCTGGCCGAACGTCATCAAGTCCTTTAGCGTACTGCCGGATAGCAGCGTCCCGCGCGCTGCTGCGCTCTGGTCTACCGTGTTGCGCCCCTGGTCCATGCCGAACTGGTAGCCCGGTTCGGAAGCCAGATCCTGGCCCGTGAAGTCCTGCATGAGCGAGCCGAATTCGCCGGACCTCGGCGCATTGGCCCGGCTGGTTTGCCCCGGCTGCATTGGCGCGGTTCCGGGCGAGTCGATGCCGAGCATGTCAGAGAGCTTGTACAGCCCCGCGCGGCCCTGGTCGAGCCACGGCATGCGGTCTGCCCGTGCTAGATCAAACTGACGTCGCTGCTCTGCGATAGCCGCGCGCGAAGCCTCTTGCTGCGCCTTTGCGGCCTTCCCTGCCCCCATGCTGCCGAGCAGTCCGCCGACAAGGGAACCGCCCGCTCCGATCGCTGCCGCTGTAATGAATGCCATTTAGGTGTATTCCTCCGGAACAAGCAATTCATGCTCGATTTTGTTCATGTCGGTCTCGCGCGTTCGGTGCAGGTTTGCCCACACGTAATCCGTATGCGCGTGCAATGCCCGCTTGGACCCCGGCATTGCATGCACGATGTACGGCGCGTCAAGAGTTTTAACGTTACCGTCAATCGTTACGGAAACGGTACCCTTCGAAAGCACGCACACGTGCTCCGTCCGGTGGATTCTGCCGGTGATCGTCACGCCTGCTGGAACGTGCATCTCGCGGATATACAGCCCGGGCGCGAAGTAGTGCACTAGCCGGATGTCCACCTGCGTCATGCGGCGCAGATGCGCCTCTAACGCCATGACTTTGCCGCGCATTGCCAGTGCCGGAAGGCTCGGCCCTGTGTGCAGTGCGAGCGTTGTCACGCGGCGCTGCCGTCCGCGTACACCCAGGTTACAGGCGTTACTGCGGATACGTACATCGGCCTGCCGACCGTCGTGCTCCAATATTGAGAACCGAGCTTGACGCCAGTAGTCGGCCGGTTCGCTGTCGTTCCGCTTTGGGGAGTCGAGATTGAATCGGCGAGTTTGCTGAAAAACTGATACCAGATCGGGCGTACCGTGCCGCCGTCGGCAATTGCCTCGATCGGCGTCGGCGCGTTAATAATCGGCATTATTTGCTTGTGTCCAGGAACGCGCCGATAAAAACCGTATTGACCGGATCGGTAACCGAAACTTCGAACAGCCAGTCAATCGCTGTCCCCAGGCGTCGCCAGATAGCTCGCCGTTGATACACGCCCTGCGCACCGAACCCGGAAAATAATTGGTTCGACCAGCTATGGCCGCCGTCCTTCGACGTGCGCAGCATGATTTGAGGATTACTGCCCTGTCCGTTTGGCCGCCCTACGCCCATTTCCATGTCGATCCAAAGTTGCGAAACGCCAAACGGGTTTTGGTCGAAGACGTGCTTTCCGATAATTTTGCGGACGATCGTCTCGCCGTTGTCGGTGTAGACCTCGCTGTCGATCGTATAAAGCTTGCCGGTCGAATAGTCGGTTACGCGCGCCTTGTTGATCCAGTTGACGCCGATCGCTGCCAGATGTCGCGCGCCGCTTGTGCCGGTCGATAGGACTGACCATTTATGAGTCAGTCCGTCGAACAACCAAGATTTGCCCGCTATCGGGAAGCTGATCTCGTACATCGGATGCCCGCCTAGCATGTAGGCGTAGGCTGTCGCATCCTCTACGGCACTGTACTGGTTGATCAGGTAGTCCAGCTCCGGCGTCGATATCGGAACCGGCTGATAGCCCTGCAGGCTGCAAATTTGAACTTGTCCGAGCGAGTTTCGCGCGAGGAATGCACATGAGCTGCCGTACTTGACTAGCGAGCGCTTGGCTGCCAGTCCCCATTGCGCTACCGCGCCCTGGATCGGCGAGAACGGCAGGTTAGGATCGCCGGAAACGCTCCAGAATTCGATGGTGAGCTGTCCGGCTAGCATCAATTGACCGTTGACGACGAACACCGACACCAGGGGATCGGGTGACGCCTCGGCCGTCGCGAAGTTAAGCGATGGCCATGACGTGGCGTATTGGTCGGACCATCTGAACCGCCCAGGCGTAGCCGGATCGTCCACGATCTGACGCCCGCCTAGAAAATCGCACGTCGACGCACCGGCAGGGAAATCAGCATCGATGATGGTCGTAAACGTCGATGCCGCTGTATTCCAATAATATCCGCCGGTGCCGTCCACGATCAGGATGCGCGTGCCGTCGTCCGTCATCGCAACGCGATTGGACGTCGTGCCGAGCGCGCCGAGCGAGACCAGCGTTCCGCCGTTGTTCAGGCTGTAGAGCGTGCCACGGTGCACCGCATAGAGCAGATCGGACACGTTGATAACCCGCATCCCCCGGATCGGCGTCTCGCCGAAGTCCTTGGTCAGCGTTAGCCCTGGCGTTGGATAGAACGCTACGCGCGTCTTGTCCTCGTCCGGCTGGATTTCGGCGTACAGGTTCCAGGTCGTTTGTCCAGTGACGTTCGGCGATTTGCCCTGCTGGCCAAGCCCGAATAGAGGGAATCTCACCGGTTCATCCTCATATATTCATCCACCATCCGTAAGGCATTCCCTGGTTCGCGCGATCGGTCAACCCCGAATCGAAGCTAGCCGTAACCTGCTGCTGATTGATCCGCTTTACCGCCGCTTTCGATTGCATCGCGCCGCGAAGAATCTCAGGCGTAGACGGTCGGCCGAACGAAGGCGCAATATCAACCGCAAGATTGAAGATCAGCATCTTCTTGTAGCCCGGCGGCAAAGCGAGCAAGTCGGTTGTCGATGCAAAACTCTGGATCTCCAGATAGCTCGTAAAGTAGAGCTGCATTCCAGCCTGGAACGGCACCGGGTAAAGCGTGATCGATCCGAGCGGTACCTGCGGATCGTAAAACAGCGTACTCGGCATGCCCTGGATCGAGGGAACTGAAACGCCGTTCATTTGCTGCTGGCTCACCAGCCGAATCGGGAACCGTACTGTCTGATGGAGCACGAAAGCATCGATCAATTTGATCGGTCGATCGGTATTGAATGTCCCGGACGGACCGACTGTGTAAGTCGCGGTGCCGGATGTCAGCGGGAAGTTTTGTTGTCTCTGCGCGAAGCAGGCAAGCCGCTCCAGCCGCAGTGATTCCAGCATCAGATTGAGCGCATCAAATGCCTCTTGTTCGTCCCCGCTGGAAACCGTGTCCTGCTGGCCTAGGTATAAAATCAGCCCGAGAGCCTTTCGAACGATATCCCCGGCTGTCGTAACGGCCATACGTCACCCCCAAAAGAAACGGCGGAGCCGAAGCCCCGCCGTCAAAGGCACAACAGGAGAGAGTTACACGAACAGACGCGCGATCGGACCTACATCGGTCGTAAACGTCGTCGGAGGCGTGATCGCGGGGACCGTTCCGAACGTGCCGACGATCGATTGCGTCATCTGGTTGCCGCCGTTCGCCGCCGCCCAGGTCCGCAGCGTGTCTGTGGTGCCGTTCGCTTGATAGCTGAGGAAATAACGTCCGGGCACCAAGACCGGAGCGGACAAGAAATTGCGGTTTTGGAAGGCGTTAGCGCCCGCCGTTACCGCGCCTGCAACCGCAGAGGTTGTAATCAGATTGCCGGCCGAGTCATACAGCGCGACAAGGCCGTTGTTGGTGCCGACCGTAGCGCCGTTAAGAACGCCAATACCGGTCCATTGCGCAATATGCGCCACCTGGATCTCGCACGTGTAAACGGTACCCGCCACCAGCGTCGTGTTGGAGCCGAGCGAGGCGAACGCCAGGATAGGCCCGTTGGGCAAAATTCGCGGCCCTTGCGGAACCGTCGGTGCGCTGACTCCTGACGCCAGAACAGGTCCGAAATTACCGCCGATCGTTGCATACCCGATAGGCGTGATCGCCGGCCACGAATCGACCGGAGTAGCATTCTGAGTCGCGAGGCCCTGCGCCACCAAGGCTGATTCGGTAGTATCAGGGAATGAGACGATTGCGCCGGAGGCGAAGCCTTGATAGGCGCGGAGTAGAGTAACGGCCATAATTTTCTCCTTGATCTATAAATGATTAGGCAAGGACGCGAACGGCTAATTCCGGGTACGTCGCCGCCCAGGCAAACAAAACGTCAATGCGCATGAATGACGAGTCGTTGATCGCGTCGTAGGCCTCGACCACCCGCACCGAGAACCCGTTACTCGTCTCGCGATATGCGCGCGGGCCGAGGCCGGACGGCATCCACATCGGAACGCAAGCCAAGGTAAAGGCGTCGGGATGGAATGCCACGTTCACGTCATAGATAGCGCTAGCCGCACTGTTGGTGATCAAAAAGTTACCCGCAGTCGATACCCCGCTGACGTTTTGAAACACGCCCGTCGCGACGGCTGTAGGGCTAACCGGAATCGATGTTGCGCCGGCAGCAAGATCCGATGTCACGACGAACTGCATTAGCACGCCGGTTGATACGCGCGATTGTGCGTTAACCGAAAACACGCCCGGGAACGTGACAACAGTTCCGCGCGAAATCGTTCCCGCCGTTCCCGTTACCGCGAACGCGGCACCCGTACCGCCAACAGTTGTCGCCGAACCGGTAGCAACCTGCGCGCCGTTAGTGTGGCGCGCAACGTTCTGGTCCATCCCCATATCCAGACCGAACGCGTCGACCATCAGGCCCGATTTGTATTGCTTGTCGAGCTGACCCTGACTGTTGAACAATCCAGAAAAACCGGACACGAGGCTCGCATTCAGCGCCGGCCCCATGATCAGAGCGCGCGTACGGTCCCTCGGCGCGCTCATCTCGTCCAGTCGTTGGTTAGCCGCCGCAACCAACTGAGTCGCGGCTAGTTGCGTCGCCGGAGGCGTGCCGGCCGTCCCTACTTGGTTGAATACCGCCGTTTCCGCAAGCGCGAGACCTTGACGGTCGATCTCGTTCGCGACTGGCGCCATTGCCGCGTAAATTTTCTTGTCCAGCTGCGTGAGCGATAGTGTGCGCTCGGCAGAGGTAAACGAGAGGTCGACCCCGCCTTGCGTGAGCGTCAGAGGAACCGTGCTCTCTACCGTTGCCTGAGGGACTCCGACCGAGCCGGCCCGGTACGTGTACCGGGGAGGGCGCTTGATCATAATTGTATTTCCGGGCGCGTAGCCCCGGGACATATTCGAATCGAATTCTGTCTCGTATTCTCTGTTGACCTTGCTCGAAAACGTCAGCATGTTTTCGAGAACAGCAAGCGCGGTTTTCGCGACGATGGTGCTTGTTGCCAGTACGTTTGACATTTGATTAGCTCCTGAAAGTCAGGACGAAAAAAAACCGCCTGTTGGCGGTCGTTTCGTCGGATGGTTTTTAGCGAGCCCAGAAAGCCCCGCGGGCCTTCGCTCTCGCCTTGAATTCGTCCATGCCGAGCTTTTCCAATGCCTTTGGTGCAGCACTACCAGACCCGATGGGCGTAATAGGCGCAGGCGCTTTACTCATTTGTGAAGTTTCCGGAGTTGCGAGCGTGTCCTCGATCTTTCCGATGGCTTTGATCTGGCTAGCCGGGGAAAGCCTGGAGATGCGCTCGACCTCCTGCGGATTCTTCGCAAGATGGTATTGGAGCTTTGCAGACAGTTCGCTATCGAGGATGGCTTCCACCATCGCAGCGCTAACGGGTATTTCGGCCGAGTCGACGACGTCGTCGAAGTCAGGCAGTTCGGCCCTTGCCTTTATTTGATTCTGTTGATGTTTCGATACGCGATCGGTTTGGAGTTGCTGCTGCGTTTGGTCCGATCGTTCCGCCCTGATCGTCTGACGGGTTTTGAACTCGGTGCGCGCGTCGATATAGGTTTCGTAGTCGTCGAAATCTTCGCGCCTTGGTGCAGCATCCGCTGCAGGCGTTGGCTGTATTGCCGGCTCTTGCCGCTGGTCTGCCATGCGCCGGTACAGATCGGCCTCGGTTTCCTTTCTCGTGAGATGCCGCGTGTTGCTTTTTGCCTTCTTTACGATTTTGTCTACTTCTTCCTGCGAATACGTTTTTGCAGGCTTTTCTTCCTCTACAACAGGATTTTCTGCTTCGACTTGGTCGAATTCCTCTACTGCTGCGGCCTCGATGGCTTCGATAGGCGTGACTACGCCCGCCTCTGTTGCTTCAGGCATTGTGATGCTCCTAGAAGGATGCGGCGCTTCTCAGCGCGGCTTTAGCGCGTCCGGGTTACGGAGCGGGCTTTATGTTGGCGTCAGACGGGACGCCAGAACCGTTATGCTCGTACCGCGCGTGCTGCAGGTTTTGCCGCGACGAAACTTGCCGCTGCCCCTACCGCTCCGTTATTGCCGTTCCCGCTGTAGTCGAGAGCGTCGCCGTCTAATTTCCACCAGCCGAGTGTTTGCGCGGGCTCGGTGTTAAGGCCTACTTTAATAATTTGCTTGTGCGTAATAGCACCGGCATAAAGTCGAACATCCTGAATCTCGCCGACAAAAGCTACTGTGCCGTTTCCGATTAGCAAATTTGACGTTGCCGGCGTCCACGGGTAAGTCAACGTTTTTAGCGTGCCGTAGTGAATGCTATTCAGATACCAGCGAATATATGTACCGTCGAACGTCATGACGTAATGGTCCCAGCGATTCAGACCGGTATTGTATGCGCCGCCTAACGTCGTAACGTCAACCCCTGTTCCCGCATTGTTTGTTGTTAGCGCGCCGAAAACATCGCGCATATCAATATTCCCAGCAGGAGAGGGATCTATCCCGAAATACCAGCCTGCCGCCGTTGTGACCTTTGAGATTATTCGTCGGGTAGAGCCGGATGTTGCAAGCGTAGGACGCGCCCATAGGGAGACGCTGAACGTAGTCGGATTGATAACGGCTGTATTCGTTACCGTGACAACCGATGTAGCTCCAGATCCGTTGAATCGCGCGCATTGATCAAACGGCGGCGCGGATGCAATCGTTATCGGTGCCCACGACCCGCTAATCGTCACAGAATTAAGCGCGGCAATTATGGAAAGCCTTTGATTGCCCCGGGCCTCGCCGCTCCAGATTCCGTAAATGGAATCTTGGGCAATCGGGCACAATTGCCACTCAAGTGCAAGAGCAGCTTTGTTTTCGCGGTAGCCTGCATAGACTATTGGGATTCGCAGACCGTCGGGGTCGTTTGTAAATGGAAGGGAAGCCCCGCTAGGCTGAATGCCGAATTCATCGATAATTATCGGTCGATTACCGCCACGTACCATTAAACCGGGATGCATGCCCATGCTTTCCGGCGTTCTGTCTTGGCCGTCTTTATCGTCTAAATACGAATGCCATGAAATTGCATCTAGCTCAGACGGGTACAAGAATGACTGATTTTTGAACCAAGAAATACACGAACTTGTGGGCGAGGGGCCGACGTTGCCACTGATGACAAAATCATTCGGCCGAGCGGTTTTGATCTGTCCCGCCAGTCCCACGCACATGTCCCGCAGCCCCATTCCCGTAACAACGTCAGAGCCGGATGAATATGTCGCGGGTGAGCCTTTGGCAACGTTAATGCCCCAGACATAACTCGGCGCACCGAATACTGTTGTATAAATTGTCTGATCGTATTCGTTGAACAGGCCCCAGCCGGCGAATGCTGAGTGCGCGCCAAATTGCGTGATGTACTGCGCCAGGATCTGGCGCATGTAGTCGCGTGCGGTTGAGGTGGGATTGCTCAGCGTCGAGACGCCAGCCGACGCGATGTCGGCAGCAGCAGCAGCGCGCCAAAACGGCACGCACAGCAGCGACATTCCTTTGCTCGCCGCGTAATCCAAGATCGCAGTAAACGCCGTGATGTAGCTCGCGCGCAGCGTCCAGTTAGGCGAGCTGAATGTGTGGACGTAAGTTTCCAGATCATTCTTGTAGCGCGGCCCCATCGGAACCCGCATTACCAGTGCCCCTGACGAGCGCGC